TCTATTTTCTGCTCACATGTAGGGCATGATACGTTTTCCTTAAAAAATTTATGTTCGGATGTTATATTCTGTATCCGTTGTTCCAGTTTTGCCTTAATTGTGTTCTTTTTCTGAAGAGAACCCTTAGCTGATGATAATTTTTCAAGCTGTGGTTGACGATTTTTTTCAATATCTTCTTGTATCTCTTTATTTTTGTCCATCAAAGAAGAACTATCAACCATTAGAGTGCCAATTTTGTCATTAGTTGACTTAATTTTCTTCTGACCTGTCTTATCTAGATCCGCAATGAAGTTTTTTTGCATCAGGATCTTCTCTTCTATCATTTCTTTCTTGATAGTGAGTTCTCTGATCTCAGTATTCGCTCTACTTATCCTTTCTCTAAGGATTTTTGCCATTCCAGAGAAAATTTTGATGTCTAAAACGTCTTCTACTATGGCTCTACGGTCTGAACCACCTAATTGCATGAAAGGAACGAATGTGGCAGACCCTAAAATCGTAGTTTGAGTAAAAGATTTATAATTTAATCGTAAAATATTGTCTTCTAAGTGTGCTTGTTGATCATTTTGATTAGCAAACTGATCTTGTTTTTTGCCATCAATATAAATTTCAAACAAAGTTGGCTTCATACCTCTAACTATGGTATAAATTTTACCTTGAATCTCAAATTCAATTTGAACTTCGCACTCTTTTTCATTCACAGTGTTTATCAACTGTGATTTTTTAATTTTTCTGAATGGTTTGTTGTATAGAACGAATGTTAAAGCATCCAATATAGTGGATTTGCCTGCACCGTTAGAACCAACTATCAAATTTGTAGGAGACTTTTGGAAACTAATAATTATAAACTGATTACCAGTTGATAAAAAATTACGCCACCGTATCGTCTTGAATACTATCATAATTTTTTGGCGGAATCACTATATCGTCAGGTGATATAATAACGTATTTGTACTTGTGTTTTTTACAGGTCTCGACAGCCAGTGTATCATCTATTTCTACAACTGTCAATGTAGTAGATTCTTCCGCTTCTAAGAGGCCTGCATATCTTGTAGCATCATCTTCTTGCTGAAAGAGATAAAGAGCCTTCTGACCGTCATCATTAGTGACAGCATACGCTCCCTCTCCTTCGTGACCAGCAAGTGATAAGATAAACATTACTCAGCGTCGCAAGCTTCTAGGTAAACTTCTTTTAGAAGTGTCTTAACTCTTTCTTTTTCTAATTCAAAATCAGAGTCCTCGATGTACTTATTTAGAAGTGTAAGAGTATCTTCTACCTTCTCGCCATCAAGATCTACCTCTCGATCATTAACTTCTGTATTCTCTACTACCTTTAAGTCTATTATACCAGCTTTTAGAAGTTTGTCCAGAAATTTGTCATATTCTAACTGAGACTTACGAGACCTGACAAATAACTTTATGATCTTTCCTGAGTATTCATGTGCTTTAAATGTAGCAGAAGGCGTATCATTATAGTATATCTTCTCGAAAATATGATATGTATTTTCAACAAACTCAATCTCACCTGTCTCAGTATCTAAGATATTGAATCCTCTCTTATCTCCACAATCATTCCAATACATTTCATAAGGATTACCTAAGTAGAAGACTTGACCATCATTGCTTCTGGTGTGATAGTGTCCTGAGAATACTGTAGGGAACTTAGTAATGATACCTTTGTCGATACCTCCCTGTTGAAACATGCCTGGATATAGTTCAAATCCTGTGAGTTCAAGATGTCCAAAGGCGATCTTAGCATCAGACTTATCTATTGCTGCGAGAGTCTCCTGATAGTTGTCATCACAGATCCAAGGCATCATCATCGCTCTGAATCCGTTTATGTCATATGTGTCTGGTCTGGATATAGGGACTATATTATCATAGTGTTCTAGTAAAGAATCAATAGAGTTGATCTTGTTTGTATTCTTATAGTAGACATCATGATTACCTACAAGTTGCCAAACTTTGACACCTAGTTTCTCAAACTTATCATATACATTTTCTTTTGCCCAATCAAGTGACCAGTAATCTATATTCTTTCGGTTATCAAAAGCATCTCCCATGTGGATACACTCTTTGATACCTCTCTTTTCTAGTTCTGGGAAGAATATGTTGTCGTAAAATTTTTGAAAGAAGTCATGAAATACCTTGCTACCCCTTCTACCTCCGAAGTGAGTATCAGTTATTATCGCTATCTTCATCTTTTATAAACTCTCCTTTTTCATAATCAAATCTAGGGTGTGGTTTAGCCGAAATCACTGGGTTCTTTGTCTTGTTCTTGATGACAATGAATCTATCAGCAGCAAATGTCCCTGCTAGATTTACCTCAATCTCATCACTATCTTGCCAATTAATACTACCATCTTTCTTGGTATGATTCATCGCTTCTTGAATCTTATCA